CATCACCTTTTGTTTCTTTTTATTTCTTAACATAGCAAAATCTTCTTTTCCGATCTTGCCATCTTTGTTTGCATCTAATTTAGTTTGTTTTCCTTTTAGATTTTTCTTTTTCATTTTCATTTTATATACCATTAGCTTACCAATCCTTTCTTTCGTTTTGATCTTATCAGATCTTTATCTGCCTTTCTAGCACCACCTTTTCCAGTTGCAAAAGACCGAACCCGGCCTGCTGCCCATGCATGAGCTGACACATTCCTCGATCCGGAAGAATAATAAGCCCCAAGGCCTCTGGAATAGACCTTACTCAAAGTACCTTTAGATATACCACTTGACTTTGAATACTTTGCTATAACTGCTGCCTTACTCATGCTCTTGCCCTTTTCTTGCTAATGTCATCCATCATAGCAGTAGTTAATAAACCTTTTTTATATAATCTTCTTGTTCTCAATATCTCACTCTCTTTTGCCTTTGGGTTCTTTGCACCAGATAAATATTTAAGTGGTACACCCTTTTTACTCTTTGGAACTTTCGGAAACTTCCTTGTCATCCTCTTGCTCCTTTGGTTTTCTAAATTTTGGATTTCTTATATAAACTTGTTCATGACTATCCATAAGATACTAATCCTTTCTTTCTGGATGATCTTTTCATTTTTTTCTTTTTAGATTTTTTTTTATGATAACCTGGCATTATGCACTCCCTAGTTTAGATCCATCTCTTGGATTTCTTATTGGTGAATAATCAGATGTAGTAGTAAGAGCTGTATTAGTTGTATTAGCAGCAGTTAAAATATTTGCTCTATTCTTTCTTGATCTTCGTTTTAATTTTCTAGGTGCTATTGTTTTTGTTTCTGGTTCAGTTTTCTTTGCTACCTCAACTCTTCTCTCTGCAATAGGAGAACTAGGAGCAACAACCTTTTTAACTGGTGATATTACTTTTCTAATTATTCTTGGAGCTCCACCCATTATGTCATCATCCTTTCATCATCCATTGGGTTTCTTATACTTTCATCAGCTACAAGTGTAGTGCCAACCCCCAATGCTGGTAAGGCTCTATCTTGAGAATATAATAATCTTCCCCCACCTCTTCTTGCTCTTGCCTTTGCTGCTATTTTTCTTTTCTCACTTTTCTCTGCTGCATCAGCTCTAGCATCTCTCTCGTCTAATAATTTATTAGATCTCTCCATCGCTGGAGGAGGAGTATATTTAGGTGGTTTAAAAAGACTACCCATTCTTTTTACCTTTAGTACATGGTGTATAGAAACAAGTACCCATACAAAATACTAAACAAATCCATTTCTTAAATATTTTTTTTAACATACTAAAATAACCTACTATACATTATCATGTCCTTTTTATTGAAGGAATATTTTTTTAATACACCTTCTCTCTTAAAATATATATGTTCTATCCATTTGACACTACGAACATTGTTAGCACTAACTGTTACATGTAATCTATGCAGATTTAGTTCATCCGCTGCTAATTCCATAAATTTTAATGATCCCTTATGAAATTTTAGTTTCCATTTTTGAATAAGGTTTTTATCTGGTATCAACCATAACTCTGCAACACCTGGCCATTGAGGTACAATACCAAAGCAAACTATTGGTTTTCCTTTGTCTAATACAGTATATCCATAACCCTGTTTAGTACATGCATCTAAATAATTAAGATAACCAGGGATCTGATCAATATGATCTCTATCCTCTTGGTATAAGTCCATCAAGTTAAGAAGATATGATTTGAATGGTAGAACAATCATGTCCTTTCCATCTGCCTTAAATATACTTTCAAGTGTTTGTATTCTCATAAGTGGCTCTATACTTTTTTGGTATAACAAATCTCTCCATCCTTTTCTCTGATGTAAAAATAGTAAACTCTTTCTTGAGTTCCATCTCTCCTCTTTTCCAAACTCTAACTAACCATTCTCTTTTAATATCTTTGCTATCCTTTTCCATAAACTCCAATCTATGTAAACTCCCGGCTCTGCAAAATCTTCTACCATAATTAAAAGATCTGCATTACCTTTCCATCTTTTTATTGTTGCAAAACCTTTGCCACCTTTTCTAGCCTTGACCTCACAATGCATACCACCCAAAAGATCTACCTTAACATCATAAGGAAAGTCTTGTAAAGCACCCGACATGGGTTGTCTCCTTGCCTTTATACCTAGATCTTCAAATAGTTTGACAATCTTTCTTTCTACTCTTGAACCTTTGATTTTAGATTTACTGCTCATCTTGATCTCTATTGATAATAAAATATGCTATTATAGCAGCGACAAGTATTGCACCAATACCTACAAACAACATTCCAAATCCATAACCTACACTCATGCAAATATATCAAATTCTGTACTAGCAACTGATTGCTTAAATTTATTATTGTTACCTCTTGTTAATCTTTTATGTTCTCCACCACCAAGTAATAAATACATAAACGCATCACCGACATGCGAGTGTTCATTCTTGTTTGGAGCATCTCTATATCTTTCACCACCAGAGATCTGTACTCTTTTAAAATGATAACCACCCGATAATGCTTTCCTTAATCTTTGACATCTTTTATCTACAAGCAAACCTGGTTTACCATCTATCAATCTATTCATAGGCATAGCTCCAGCTTCTCTACGAACTCTAAAATCATTTGATGCAGTTGGTCTAGCAGTTAGTCCAATAGATCTTAAATGATCAAAAGCTGTAACTTCATAGATCTCATCTCTTTTCATACCAGCTGGGTCTCCATGTACTAACACATCAAACTTTGGAAACTTACTTGCTAATTCTGTTTTTAACATTTCACCAAATCTTTCTAATCCCATATCAAAGGTAACTAACTCATGTAGAATATTCCAAGTTCCTTTTTTAGTTCTTTGTCCAAAGATTGCTGCTGGAGTTAAACCAAAGTCCACACCAACTTGTATAGGTAAAGATATATCGGGTTCTAAAAAATCTGCTGCCATAAGTGTGTCATCATACTCTGACATAACTGGTTTACCCTCTTGAACATAAGTATATAGTCCTTGAGCATAACATCTTATCCAATCTAAATTTTTACCTAGTAGTGTTTGTTCATAGTAACCAGTAGGAAGATTTTTTTTATTTTCACATTTAGGATTTGTCATCCACCATTTCTTTGCTGACATAACAAAACCATTAGCCTCTGGATTTTCTGGTAAATCTTCTTTTGTATATTCTACAACTGCTCCTGGTTGTTTAAAGAAAGTCCATTTGTATTTACCTTTCATCTTTTCTTTCTCACTTAATCTATACCACCAATGATCATCATCCATTGGGTTAGTATCCATAATGATACCTCTCCATGGTTTCGCACCACCATCAGATAAAGTTGGGTATCTACCTACCCTGTGTGTCAAACCATCTATTACAGCTTTAGGTAACTCTCTTGCCTCATTCACCCACGCACCAGTAAGTTCCATAGATAAAAGTTTTCTAACATCTTTGGGTTGATCAAGAGCTAGAAAGATAACCTCACAATCAATACCTGGAGCATTATCTCTTGATGGTAGTTTGATATGATGTGTCAAAGGTGGAGACCATCTGAAAGGACCCCAAATATTTTCTGGAAATAACTCTTGCCATGTTTTGATTGTAGTAGTTCTTAACTCTGGATATGAGTTTCTTACAACAACAAACCTACTATACTTGATCCCATCTCTTGGTGATGTAACTTGTTGTACAGCTTTCAACATAATCTCCGCTGCACATGAATATGATTTACCACTACCTACCGGTCCCATCACACCTCTCACAAATGATTTGTCTTGTAAGAACTTCCACAATGTAGGTGAACTAGAAAAGTCTAATTTTAGATTTGTTATTGCATCACTCAATTTCTAAACTCCACACATACCCTCACAATTATCAAGTTGTCCAAAATCTTCATAGAATAATTCTTTTTGTCCTTTCTCAGCAGCAGTTCTTAAATCTGCCTCGTCAAGTGGTACACAATCTTTATGTAAAAAAAGTTCATCAGTATTTTTTGGTGTTCCTCCTCTTATAGCTTTATCTAAAGCAACAACTTCATCCCATTCTTTTTTATTTTCTTTAATCCTTCTCCATTCTGTATTTGTATGATATGGACAAAAAGTACATGCAGATCTTGGTGGTGTAGGATAATTATTTTTTTTCATCCACTCAATACAATCTGCCCTTCTTAATTTTTTATCAATTAAAGGATAATTATTTTTCATGTATTTAAGTCTATTGTCTTTCATTCTAATTATTTCATCAAAAGAAATACCCATAAGCATTTCAACAGTAGTATCTTTAGGAACTCTTTTTCTATAACCAACTCCAAGTAGTTCTCTTACTTTTTTTGTTACTGGAGCAATTTTATAATCAAAAGTACATTGTCTCCTTAACAAACCTTTTTTTCCAGTTTCTTTGTTTTTTGTAAATAATGGTACTGATAAAAATTTATACTTTCCTACTGTTGCATCTAACATATCTTGTTTGAGATTACCTCTTGCAACTCTATACACTGGAAAAGATAATTGTTTTTCTAACCAATCTAACCAATCGTAAACAGCTTGAGGTTCACCATAAGTATCACTAAATATGGCAGCATCTACCATTGGCACCTCTCCTTTCTCAATCATCAATGCAAGTGTAGAACTTTGAACTCCAGCTCCTAAAGATAATACTCTTAAATTTTTCATTGACATATACATCCATATAAATCGCCACTACCATCATTCATCACATGTCTATTTATGGGAGCATCATGATAGGTTGTTAATTTTAATCTTAAAATATCACAAAGCTCAAAGCAATCTACTGCTGTTAATAGTGTAATACTTTGTAACATTTCTTTTGTAACTGGTACTAAACTATATAAACCATCGTATAGAATAATTAAATCCATTTATTTATTTATAGCTTGTAAGATACTCAAACCTATAAGATATGGTATTTGAGGCACTACACTATTTCCTAAACATTTTATTCTGTCCACCCTATTGGGTACCCCATCAACCACTCTACCCACTCTGGGTTCAAAGCCCCACCAATTTTCTTTTCCGATTTTATTGCTTGATGTGTAAGACTTGGATGAGTTTTCAAATACTCTGGATCCCATTTCGTTATGTTGCCCGAGTTTTTGTGTTCCCTCGCTGTTGGTGTGTGCCACATCTTCGGTTGAGGATATGTCCTTGCGTAAACCTCCAAAGTCCTCCTTGATAAACTTGTTGCTGCTGGATCGTATGTTGCCTTGCTGTTGGTGTACATCTTTGCAGTTGGGGTCGGTAGTTGTTGTAACTCTCCCTTTCTCGCTAGTGCCTCTAGGCATTTGGATGCTTGAGTGTTTCCCTTCAATCTGTATTTGTGTTCGTTGTTTGTCGGAGTAGGATACATCGTTACCATTTCTGATAGATACCCTGTCTTTCTCCCAGTCGCTGCTCTGCTCGGTCTCATCCCTTTTCTCTTGATGTGATCCATGTTCGTTGGTGTGGGAAATAATCCATATTCGTTGTCTTTGGTGGAGGGCACCGACACCGCTAGCTGGAATATTAAATGTCCTTGTTGAGTAGCCTTCACTTTCCAAGTCCGAGATAACTGTATCAAGACCGAGTTTAATGTGGCCACTAACATTTTCTCCAATGACCCAAGTTGGCCGACATTCTTTGATAAGTCTAAACATTTCTGGCCAGAGATGTCTCGGATCTTTTTCAGCTCTTTGTTTTCCAGCAACCGAGAATGGTTGGCATGGGTATCCCCCTGTGATGATGTCAATGTCTTTGATCCCATCTTGTTTAAGTGTTTCATAGTTTAACTCCTTTATGTTATTATATATTGGAACTTTTGGCCAATGTTTTTTTAAGATCTTTTGACAATAAGGTTCATAATCACAAAATGCTATTGTCTCTACTAATCCAGCTTCCTCTAGTCCTAGACTAAATCCACCGATACCACTAAACAGATCTAAATGTTTTAGTTTCATTTGTACCTCCTAAAGAATAATCTCCATAACCAAGATCTAAATATTGATACACACATAAAGATTACTGCTATGTTAAAACTTTCCCAAACTGTCGGATACATTCCAAAGAATGGAAATACATAGAGCTGTAACAATGTTGCGATAATTAAACCAGATCCAACATCAATGATGCTTTCTATAAGAGATCTCACCTACCACCTCGGTTTCTTTTTTTCCAAGATCTTTTCTTATGCTTATTCATACTGGAGAACTTGGGTTTTTTTCTTTTTGATATACTTGTTTTCTTTGGGATCCTTTCATGTGGGAGTTTGTTTACATCAAACTTTACTCTTGCCATCATCCTCCTCAATATCAATTATTGGTTTTGCATCTGGTCCTTGCATAACAATACCAACAACTGATGGTCTTTCCATATCTTCATGTTGTTCTAATAATCCAGCAGCTTTTGCTAACACTCGCAGCACTGCTACCTTATCATGAAGTTCTACCTCTAACTGGGGTCCTAGTTTTGTCGGAGTTACTTTAATTTTTTTTATAGACTTTAATGCTGCCTCGGATATGTTTTTCGTATCTTTTATTGTAACATTACCTTTTTCATCCCACTCCATAATATCGGCAATATTAGTCTTACCTATATCAACAAGTTCTTTAGCTACACTCTCCTTGTTATGTTCTATGATTTGTGATTTTTGTATCCTCCTCTGAACTACTCGGACACCACCGAACCTATCCAAAGGAGGTTTTACTATTCGTTTTTTATTAGTATTACTCATTCCTAAATATCACCACCATTAGACCTTTGATGTATCCAACCTTATTCTGATCATCAGATCCATCATCATGGCCAAACCTAAATCCATCTTTTGGTTTCTGAA